AGGCGGTTTCAACTCAAAGGAAATTATTCCCTAGCAGGACAATCATACACAAAGTCCGAATCTGATGCTCGATATGGCAGCAAAAATACAGCCTTAAAATCTACAAATGGTTGGTGGAAATGTGGAGATACTGGAGTGGTTTATCAGTGGGGAATAACTCGAGTTCTAGAACCACTAGAGATTATCACAGTTCAGCTACCAGTTAGGTTCTCTAATGTATGTGTGAGTGTAATATTGACAGTGAATCGACTCGGAGCCAGTGGTGGTATAGCTAATGGTTACGCTGCTGTTCTAAGTCCATCTTCGTTCAAATTGACTAATGACTATGCTAATACTGGTATTAGTGTGGGTTATTATTGGTTCGCAGTGGGGTATTAATTATGTATTATTACAGTGCAACAACTAATGCATTTTATCCAGCCGAATGGAAACAAGACTATATCAATGCCGGTTCATTTCCAAACGATGCAGTGGAAGTCGATGAGTCTGTTTTCATTGAGTTTGCTGGCAATATTCCTCCAGAGGGTAAATACCGAATAGTGGGTAAAAATGGTTTACCAGAATGGGCAGATATTCCTCCACCCACAAAAGAAGAATTGCAGCAACAGGCTAAATTTCAAAAACAGCAATTAATAGCTGAAGCAACAAATCAAATCGCACTATTACAAGACGCGGTGGATCTAAATATGGCAAGTGATGAGGAAAAAACACAGCTAGAGGCTTGGAAAAAATACCAAATCTCGCTGAGCCGTATTGATGTCACATTAGCACCAGACATTAACTGGCCTAAAAAACCATAATGATATGTATTTTTGTTATCGGGCTGCATAAGCAGCCCTTACTGTTGTCATTCTGGCATCTCAGGCCACTTAATATCAGGGACCAATGAAGTATCAACACGGTTCAGTAATACCAGATACTTTTTCCATTCAAGTAACAGTGTCTGTTCTTCTTCCGAAGCCAATTCAGTATCAACGGCATATTGAAGCAACGTAATGGTTTCATTAGCTTGTGTACACAGTGTATCGCGCAGTTGTTCTGCTTGCTCAACCTCACTATCTTTTATTGCCGCTTTGTCAGTCACCCACTTTGAACCATCCCATCGATCAAAATGAGTAACAGGTTGTTTGAATGTCAATGTTTCCGGTAATTCACCCAGTTCAGTAATTTCTTGTGGCAAGCGAGTTTGTATGTTGTAAGCTGTTTTTCCGCGATAATCAGGAAGTATTTCCCAACATTTGCCGTCTTCACTGCGACAAACCGCCTTATCGTGAGAATCGAGAAGTTCTGGCGCATCAGGATAGGCTCCAGCCGATAAGCTGACACCGAGCATGACATACTCGAGATCAGAGTTTGTGAATTCTCGTGTAATTTGATTCGAGTGATAAACCTTTATCCAGCCTGCTTGAATTGCTAAACCATCTTTACCCAATACGGCTGTTCCATGCTCTAAAGAATATTTCTGTTCTGTCATTATGCAGCTTTCACTATGTAATTAAAGGCGACGTTGCGGGGGCGGGTTTCATTTCCACCGGTCGTCGATGTCGTGCTGTCGATATATAGGAAACTATTATTATCAGTATCTGTACCATCTGAGCCAACATTGCCGTTATACCCAGCCGGCGTCGCTTCCTTATTGTTAGCCCTGTGGAGACTGTTCATATTTTCGATATAATACCGGTCACGATAGCTATGTTCATGACTTGCCAATAAATCGGCTTGCCACGAGCCGCACACACGACCGGGATCAACACCGCGCCCATCATCCCAACCACGGATAAATTCACCGCGTAAATCAGGGAGCCGCCCAGATGGATAAGCAGTCGCTAATTTCGGATATAGGGATTTATTAAATGCTTGACCATTGCATGCGAGATAGCCAGCAGGGGCATTAGGTAACGGCCAAGGAATAGGAGAACCGACCGGGATATTATTTGCTGCGTTAATGTCATCGATTGTTGCTAATGTCCCATATTTATTAGGAAAATTAGTAACATAAATATTTTCGCCAGACACTTTTCTCTGATAGATATAAATGGATTGAGAATTATCATTGTTAAGATTAGCTTCAATACCAAAATATCCTCTATTTTTCTTATCTTCGGGTGGATAAAAAAGGATGCGTGGGTAAGTACCAGTCATCTCAACAATTCCAATACTTCCCCGTGCAAAATTATTATTTACTTCCGTTCTGGTATATGCCCCCACATCCCCGGCACTCAAACTGACATCCCCACTCAGCGCCTTGCCGTTAATTTTCCGGCTATTGGGCACGGCACTTTTTGCCAAATTCACCGTTTCCACTAAACCAATGTTTTCTGTAGCCCATTAACTGACAGCAATCTTTGTGAAAGCAGCTTTTAAAAGTATTCGATGGGACCCAATATGGTAAAAATCGGGCAGATCTGAGTGTCAATAAATAACCGAAATGATGATTGAGTGATAAATACACAGAAAAATAGCATCACCTTACAAAGTTTCATTACAACGCATCTCAAGTAGTCACTCTCTGTAAACCTACCATAACGCTATATTCTGCAACATTACACATTAACCAATTCTCTTACCCGTAGTTCACTTGAGATAAACAAATTTACTTTGTATGTATGCGTGCATATGTTGATGTCAGGTTGGGAGGATATATAATCAACTGACCTGAAAAAAGGGCTGACTGCCGTTGGATGTGAACTTAGAAGGCATAACGGAGGTAGCCACCAATAACCGGAAAGACACCCCCGGTTTCGTATTCTAAAAAAGATCTCCCTATCGATACTGCCAAATCTGTAATACTTTGGAGGTCATTATGTTCTTCTTAGTAGGTGTTGAGTTGCCGAAAGATGAAAACACCGCGTATGGTCTGATTATTCCTGCGCTGTATACCGAAAATTATGGTTGTTTTTCTGCCACTGATAATACCTAAATTTCTGCTAATACAAAGTATGTTTGCCATCGAATAGCAGTGGCTTTATAAACATAAACAGTCTAATATGTCGCTGGAAACATTTGGTATGTGTGGTATTTATCACCATAAAAGATGGAGATTACCATAATTATAATCCATTTTAGATTTATATAGAGGTAGCATCATTGAATATTCTAAACATAAAGACTCATTTTTCAGGGTGGTCAGAAGCTGGAGAGTCTGAATACCGTTATTGTTATAAAAAATTTGGCGGCAATTTCTCAACGCATCCTGATGTACTTGATTATTTGCACTCACACGCAGAATGTAGAGAACGATTCTTTGTGAGAACTAATGGGAATAGTGAGCTCACGGGAGCCTTATGTGTATGGCACAATAGATATCTAGCTAATGATTATTTCACTTCCGAAATTACTAAACATCTCAATTTTCCTGTGCCAAAAGACGAATTAATTTTGCCTCTATCTACTGAGAAAAAAAGCTTACTTCCTTTTAAAGGTAAAATTGTATCAGAGATAAACGCAAGCTCTATTATGAATGTTACTTACAAATTGAATGCCAGGCGACAAATTTGTTTAGCAAAGAATCCAGAGATGATGTCATCCAGTACGAAAAACTCAAGAAAAAGAGAAGTTAGACGATTCCTTGAGCAAGGAGGAGAAATAATAGACCAACGTGAATATAGTGCCTCTGAATTAGTAGATATTTATTTTGAACTCTTCAAGATGCGCAGAGATGTATATCCAGGTCAAAGAGAAGAAAACATAAAATTTATCCAAAAATTTCGCAGTATGGTGTTTGGTAGTATCCTTTTTTATCAAGGGAAACCAGCAGCATTTCAGCTAATAATGAAATCAGATAATCCAAAATGGTCAACTTTCGATTACATAAATATTGGGTTAAATACAGAGTTAGCCAAATTATCTGTAGGAACTATAATAATGTGGCTGAATACGCAAAATGCGTGGAACAAATGTAACGAAGAAAATAAGGCAATGCGTTTTTCATTTGGAAAACCTACCTACGAATATAAAGATCGCTGGTGTATCAGAGAAAGCATTGGTCGATTACTTTTCCCATAATAATTCTGCCCATAAATAGGGCAGTAATTATTAATATCATATACTTCGATATCAACCCTAAACTCTCTATGATTAATTATCTGAGAGGATAGTAGCAACAGGGGCATCAATATTTACGGGCAAAAATCTGACGACTTTCCCAGCGATCATGAGCAGTTTGAAGGTTAGTCCAAAAATTCAAATAAACCGGTTAGCTACATGGTTTCTTCAACGGGAAAGCTCTTTAATGATGGGCAAAACACGAACAGTTGGATTTTTGGGCACGGATTGCTATTAATACCTCGGCTTCATAATCTCTTTTCCAGTGAAAAAAAGTATTCAGATAGATTCCCTAGTAACAGCAAGTCTTACTGATATTATTACCCTCTTGAATATGAGCTAATATTTTGAGTTTTCTTCTAACTTTCTGCCCTTCTTTCTCTTTCATATTAACTTCAATTAATATATGGAGGTTTTGCATAGTAACACTGACATTCTCATTTATTCTTTTTTCCCCAGAGAGATAAGGATTCGAAAAATAGATAGCTGTTTCTAATTTTTTGCTGATAATTTCATTATTAGCAAACTCTAAACCGTTATCAAACGTCATTGTTTTAAGGGTATGCAATACGGTTACTGACAATCCTAAGATGTTGCTATAAGTTACCTCTATCCCTTTTATCTTTATAAATCAATCTATAAATGGTTCCATGATGTAAAGAAATCCTTTTATACCTCTTAGGATAATTAACAACTTGTTCCGAGCTTAAATCTTGTCAGATTAACTGTTTTATCCATTGCTTTATTTATTTGGTCATTTTCATGATTTTCTTAACAAAATGGTGGATAAAAAGCATCTGAGTATGGGACTGTTTTAAGTAATATTCTTTTATTTTCTGATTTCTTTTCAATTATCTGCTAATGGTTTATGAGCTTCAATTTATTGATTAATAATGAAATGTTGTGAAAAAACGTTTTTTTAAGATAATAATCTGATATATTTAGTTTTTTATAATGCATGATTTATTTTCCTGTGTTGGGAAATGGGAAAGATATCTATAGTATAAGCATAGCAACTGGCTGTCCCCCTAAACAATTGTTCTTACTTATAGTTGAATCCAGCCTATATATAAGTTTTTCTATATTTAAAGTATTCAGGTTTAAAAAATTCAATAAAACTATTCAGATAGTTTTGATTCACATGATGAAAAATATATTGTATAGTGATAATAGTAGAATTCATTAGATATAGAAATTGTGTCTTAGTCTCATGTGCTCTTTAAAAATTAAACAAGTTCAATGTGCTTTATGAGTCTCTTCCCACTGTCATTGGTATTGCAACTTCCATTAACATTGCTACTTTATCTATACGGTGCATCTATTGCCAGTATGTAAGGTAAACGCTGATTCTTCCTGATTTACGAAACCTAGTAAATACCATTGTAGGTAGTTCAGTTACCAGTATAATGTTTTTTTATGGGCAGAGGTAACGAAAAGGTAAAAATCAATAGTAATATTTTAGCTCGTGAAAACAATAAAGAAGTGTTCCTTAAAGTATGTCTCAAATTATGGTTTTTCTTCAAAAGGGAAATATCAAAAATGAGATTATTATTTGACGATCATTTAAGACAGTAATAAAAGAGGATTATCATCTATGACGACTGAAACTAACGATACTTATGGTTGTTTTTCAAAGAAATTATCAATTGTGGTAGCTGCACATAATCTAGAATTATTGATTTTCAAATGTATAAGTACCATAAAACATGTTTTATCTGACTGTGATCCTGAAGAATATGAAGTTCTTCTGATAGATGACAGTTCTTCTGATTCAACTTCATCAATCTTAAAAAAATTCTCAGCGGAAAATGAATCCTTTATTTATATAAGAAAAGAGTTTAGAAGTTTAGGTAAAGTAAAAAAATATGCAGTAGAAATAAGTCATGGAGAATATATAACTTTTGTTGATGGTGATGATTTTTTGTCTGATTTTTCCATGAGAGAGGTTTTATATTTTTTGACATCTAAAAAACCAGACATATTTATCAGTAGGTTAAATGAAGTAAGAAAAGATTCAGATATAATAGAAAAGTCAGGATTGTTATCCCCGATAGAAATTCATAGAGATACGGCAATAAAAGAGTTTTTAATTCATAAAAAATTTCAAGCGCATTCAATAGGGAAATTTTTTAAGAAGGAATTATTCCGTGGAAATAATTTTCCCGAGGTTTCTTGCTATGAAGATGCTTTGTCATTTCCTCTATTCTTAGTTAAGTGTAATAGTATTCATTATACTAATATGAAATACTATAACTATGTAAAAAGAGAAGGTAGTTTATCTAATTACATTAATGAATCTAAAGTAAATATAATGGCAAAGGTCATCTTAATAACTGATAAAACTTTCGGTAGAAAATTCAGAAATCTTACAGCTTGTCATGCTATAGAGCTTATTTATAAATATGGAGATAAGCTGTCAAAAGAATATTCTGATTCTGTCTATAAGATAATAAAAGATCTTTCAATATTAAGCTTTATGTTAGATAATAACGTTAGATTTAGTTTTAAAAGAAAATTTCTAAAAATAATAAATAAATAGAATTCCAAAGTGTGGAAAACTTTATGTTTTCTTACATTAAAGTAGGTATTAGTACCAAGTTGTGATTAATATATATTACCATTGTAGAGATAGTCTTTTTCTGATAAATAAATATAATGATAACACTAATTTCCCAGTAATTTTAGTACTTGAGCCGTAATGTAGGAATAGTAGTGTTATCAAGATATTTGGGAATGTTAGAAATTCTATATTATCTCAATAAATTCTAATATTAATCATTTAAAATTTCATAGTTTATCTTACCCAGATTTCTTCTCAATTTTGCCAGGTGAAAGAATGAGAATTTTTATTATCAACTTAGAATCGGATATCGAGCGAAGATATTCTATGCTACAGCAAGCGTCATCCTTGGGATTAAATGTTGAAATAGTCAAGGCAGTAAATGGAAAACAGCTTTCCGAAGATGAAATAATGAAATTTAGTCGCGACTTTTATAGTAATGGAATGACTCTTGGAGAACTGGGATGCTCGTTAAGTCATCTATCCATTTACCAAAAAATTGTTGATGAAAGCATCCCTTTAGCTCTTATCCTGGAAGACGATGCAGAAATAAGTAAAGATATCTCTATTGTACTAAGTGCATTAGATAAATTCAATGCTAAAAGCCCTAATAAACCCAATGTCTTTTTACTGAATAAAACTAACGAATATATTGATACTTTTAAGAAAAATATAACTCATCAGTATTGTTTAGTTAATGTGATTGAGGCAGCTTGTACTTATGGTTATGTGATTAATAATTACTCTGCACAACGTTTACTTGATTTTCTACAACCCGTCTGGCTTGAGGCTGATAAATGGCGTTTTCTTAATGAAAGACGAATTATAAAAGTTAAAGCAGTGATACCGCCAGTCATCTCTACAACACCATTATATCTTCAATCAAATCTGGAGTCTGAAAGGAAAAAACAGAAGCAGAATAGACAGGAATTTTTTAGTACTCAAAGAAGAAAGAGATCATTGTATGTAAAATTATATACAATGTTATGGAGAATATTTATCCGATTATGGGTGAGACGAATAAAACCATAAGTATTATATTGAATATATTGGAAAATTGAAGTATTAGTGTATGATTCTTCACTATAAAGATTAAAGAGGCCCTAAAGTGAAAGAGTTTGTTATGATGCTATGGCGATAGTAATTTATTTGTTACTATATTTAAATAATAGTGAATTTTGTAAAAATTGTTGAGTAAATATTATGTTATTTTCTGATTTAAGTGATGTAACTCTCGTTATTACAAGTTGTGGTCGATTTGATCTATTGAAACAAACCATTGAATCATTTGATAAATATAATTCTTATCCTATAAGATCGGTCGTTATAACCGAAGATTCTGGAGATAAATCTGTTTATTCTGTCATACCTCAACACTGGTTACCGTATTGTGAAGTTATTTTAAACAATCCTAAGTTAGGACAAACTAAATCAATTGACTTGGCATATAGTAAAGTAAAAACTGACTATATCTTCCATTGTGAAGATGATTGGCTTTTTTATCGGGATCAATTTATCGAAGATTCTTTCATTGCTTTGAAATCTGATGAAAACATACTCCAAGTATGGATAAGGGATTTAAAAGAGGATGTAATGCTTCATTATCCATTCCATTACCCTAGTAATTTCAGGGAAATAGAGGGAGTTTGTTTTTCTACATTGGAGAGCAATGATCCAAAATGGAGAGGGTTTAGTTTTAACCCAGGACTTAGAAGAAAATCAGATTATGAGTTGTTCATGCCCTATAGTCTAGATACAGAAATGACACTCTCAAAGAAATATGCCGAGATAAATAAATATGCAGTCATTTTAGATAAAAGTGCAGTTAGGCATATTGGTTGGGATGCCCATATAAGGACAGATGAAGAAATAAGACAAAAAAAACTTACTAATAAAAGAAAAATAAAATATTTTATCCTTGGTGCAATTACAGGATGCATTTTGACGCTCTTAATTAAAGGACTTTAATTATGATAATTAGTAGAAAGTTTAATAATCTATTGGGCTTCTGAGGCTGATGTGAGATCTATATGCTCCGTATCTTCACTCGGAACCATATATCCACTAAAACGGTACGAAGTCTATGATTCGAGCTTTACATTCATACCGATATCGAGGGATTTACAAAAACAGCGTCAATTGAGTGCTTTTTAACACCAAGCGCATTTATGCGCCTGGTGTTAGCTGAGTTCATGTTTTGCCGCTTTTGCTAAAGGTCACTTCGGTCTCGATATTGTGCCGGACTTTCTTTGACACGATTTCAGTACGCTGAATGAGCATATCAGGCAGTGAGATATTAATACGTTGTTGCTTTCCGGAAAATTCAGACAAATCAACGTCGATAACAAACCAGCTATCAACATATTGATATTCTGTGTTTTCTACATAAACCAGATAGCCAGCATCCTTAATGTGTTCAACTGTGCTATTATTTGCGACCATATCTTCTACTGTTAGTAAGACAGCCTCACGCGCCATTATCGCAATGTCTTCTTTATTATCAGCGGCAGAAAAACAGCCATAATTTTCGGTACACAACGCAGGAATAACTAGACCATACGCGGTGTTTTCATCTTTCGGCAACTCAACACCTACTGAGAAAAACATGATGACCTCCAAAGTCGGCGGGGATTAAATCCCCGCCATTTTCTTTATAGATCTGACAGTGCCGATAGGCATATCTTTTTTGGGATGCGGGACCGGGAATGTCTTTCCGGTTATAGGTGACCACCAAATTTGGTGACTACCTCCGTTATGCCTTTTAAATTCACATCCAACGGCAGTCAGCTCTTTTATCAGCATATCCTCCCAACCTGACATCAACATACGCACGCATACACACAAAGTAAATTTATTTATCTCAAGTGAACTGCGGGTAAGAGATTCGCTAATACGTGATGTTGCAAAATATAGCGTTACAGTAGGTCTACAGAGAGTGACTACTTGAGATGCGTTGTAATCAAACTTTGTAAGGTGATGCTATTTTTCTGTATGTTTATCATGCAATCATAGTTCGTAATTTCATCATAGTTAATACATTTCTTTCTTAATCATTATTTTGGTTATTTATTGATATCCAAATTCCCCCGATTTTTACCATATTGAGCCCCATTGAATGCTTTTAAAATCTGCTTTCGCAAAGATTGCTGTCAGTTAGTGGGTTACAAAAGACATTAGTTTTTCTAGGGAAATTTGGCCGATATAAGAAGCTTTGAACCTCCGACTCTTCACGGTGATATCTCAGTACTTAAAGACAATAACAATCTTGCTTGAGCTGATTTTTGTTAATGGCCGTGTTCAATGTAACAACTTTATTATTACTGAAATCTTTCACAGACAGCACTCTTACTTACTAACCCATCCTCAAAACTGGGAACTCAAGTGTATTTATGAGAATAATGGGAGTGTGTTTTATGAAAACCGCGAGTTATGCGATATTCCTAAACACTGTAGATTAGGTATTAGGGTTCAGATGCTTAAAGATTCAGTGTGGAATATTAAGTAGAGAGAATCGCAGGAAAAGATAGAAGGAATAAGAAAAAAATAGTTTCCAGATATTGAATATATATTTTTGAATGTATTTTTGATTTTAGAATATTGAACTGCTTATTACTGTTAATTATACAAAAGTAGTTAACCTTATAATGAATAATAACGACACATTATTATTTTCCTGAGTTAGACTGTGATTGGTGTGAGTTGCAAGGGGATTATTTTTGCAATGATTGAAATATATTGATTATGAAATAATATTATCTAACTTAAGGAAGGTATATGAACCACAAAAATAATTTTAAAGCCTTTTCTATTAATAATAATGCAAATGTGTTGAGTCAAGAAAGATATGAAGAAAGTCAGAGTTTAAAAACTGGATTTCCACCAGATAATATTACTGTTCATTTGCTCAATAAGGTATTACGTCAGTCGTCAACAATAGCATCTGTTGTGTCTGGTTTTATTGCAACATATTCCGGTAATGATGTTTTGGATGATGGGGATATAGTTAAACTCACTACTCAATTAAATAAAGCTTTAGAACAAAAGATCATAACAGAAGTTCCAACTGCTTCATTAACACAAAAAGGTGTTACTCAGCTCACAGATAAAACTGGTAACAGTAATACCCTCGTGGTAACACAGAAACTTGTTTCTGATGTAAATGATAATGCTAATAACCGATTGGCAAAAAACCAAAACGGTGCAGATATTCCTAATAAAAGTGAGTTTATAAAAAATCTTGGTTTAGTGGAAACCGTGGAGTTGGCGAAAAGTGCGGTACCGAGCAATCGGAAAATTAATGGCAAGGCGCTGACTGGGGATGTCAGTTTGAATGCCGGGGATGTGGGGGCCTATAACAAAGAAGAGGCCAATCAGCGTTTTCAGCCTCTGGGGAACTACATGCCTGCCGGGAATTATGCGGTGAGGGGGGAGTGTTATACCAGAGGGGAGAGTGATAGTCGATATCTGAAATCAGGCTCGGGTAATAGAGTTCGAGTGTGGTCAGGTGGGCCTATTACAAACGGAACGGTTAGATTATCTCACAATGTATTGGGCAAAACTTTGTATTGTTACGATCCTAATCAAAATTGGTACTATACTGTTATAATACCAGCACCCAATATTGATATTTTTGCTCTTTCTGGAACTGGGTGGATTGCTATTAGGTTGAATAGCATGGGTACTACCTTGACCATATCCAAAACAGGCGTATTCACGTCAGCAATAGATATTTACGAGTAATAATTAATTATCTGTTTAGTTTGTTTTGGCAGCACTCAAGATTATTGCTCTGTAGTTTTTGTGTGCTGCCTACCAAATCAATCGATTACTGTCAGCAGAATATCTGATGAGATTGTTGCTTTTAGGTGTATATACGATACTGTTATCAGATATGTTTTTGTTGATAAATGACATAGCTCCAATCATGACATTATTTCCAACATGTATAAATAAGGTTTCATAATTCCGCTACACGTGATTTTCTTCAACCCATTGTTATACATAGGGTTGTCAGTAGTTAAGGTGTAGCACCATTTTGGAAAGTTATTTATCATCACCAATAATGCACGAATTAGCTCCAATGGTGACATTATCGCCTATGTGGATTCGGCCTTGTTGAGTTGAAGTGACAATCCCAATTATAGTGTTTTGGCGGATATGAAAATTTTTTCCTATGGTTGCTTCATCAGCAATGACCAAACCCACAAAGTGAGATATGGATACACTAAGGCCAATGAAAGGAACAAACCCAGTTATTTTTAATGAGGTTTGTCAACGGTCTGAGGGGCGTGATACCCCTGATTTCATGATGGTTTTCCAGGCCAGTTTATGTCTGGCGCTAATGTGACATCAATACGGATCAGTGATATTTGGTATTTTTTCCAAGCGACTAACTGTACTTTTTCCTCATCATTTGCCATATTTAAATCCATCGCATCTTGTAATGGTACGATTTGGTTTGTTGCTTCAGCTATTAATTGCTGTTTTTGAAATTTAGCCTGTTGCTGCAATTCTTCTTTCGTGGGGGAAGGGATATCTGCCCATTCTGGTAAACCATTTTTACCCTCTATTCGATATTTACCCTCTGGAGGAATACTGCTGGCAAACTCAATGAAAACAGCCTCATTGACTTCCACTGCATCGCTTGGAAATGAACCGGCATTGATATAGTCTTGTTTCCATTCGACTGGATAAAATGCGTTAGTTGTTGCACTATAATAATACATAATTAATACCCCACTGCGAACCAGACTATACGTTGAGGCCCAAATTGCAGTGCTGGAAAGAAAAGTCCATGATGACGAAGCCAATGGTGAAATAGAAACAGCCCATCCCGGTTACCTAGAGGGTCGCAGGACACGTTCTATGTTGGCAACCTGAAAGACGTAGGACGAATTTACCAGCAGACTTTTGTCGATACGTACTCGAAAGTGGCGCACTGCAAGCTGTATACCAGCAAAACGCCGATTACGGCGGCAGACCTACTTAATGATCGGGTTCTGCCGTTTTATGCATCTCAGGGTTTGCCAATGTTGAGAATACTGACCGACCGAGGAACAGAGTTCTGTGGCAGAATTGAGCAACATGATTACCCGCTTTATCTGGCAATTAATGATATTGATCACACGAAAACGAAGACGATGTCGCCGCAAACGAATGGTATCTGTGAACGCTTCCATAAAACGATTTTACAGGAGTTTTATCAGGTCACGTTCCGTAAGAAACTCTATGGAGAGCTCGAAGCTCTTCAGGCAGATCTTGATATCTGGCTGGAGAATTACAATAATGAACGGACACATCAGGGGAAAATATGCTGTGGGCGTACACCGATGGAAACATTATTTGATGGTAAACGAATCTGGGCAGAGAAAAATCTGAACCGGATTTAATCTGACAGACACCTGTATAAATAACCGGTAACTGTCAGATCTGGTCTGAGCTAGTACAAATTAAATATTATGTTACCTGAAGTTATAATTTCTCCAGGTAACAATATATACCAAGTCAGCTCAATACATAAATTTCACGCATTTTAAAACCACCACCATCTAGTGCAACAATAGTGTCAGCATCAACTAAAACCAAAACTGTATAGCCAGCGCTCGTATTAATATGCATGCGCATACCTAGGGTTGGTGGGAATATAACTATATGGTATATGTCATTATGGTTAGGTGCATCATGTCTTAACGCCACTGTTCTACCATTCAACGGCTTTGAACAAGCAAATCTCGCCCCATCTTCAGCCCATACTGGCACTCCTGACCAGACCCGAATAGAATTAGTAAAATAATTCTGGTTTCTTTGAACATACCGATTGTCACTATCCAATTTCGTATAACATTCCCCTCTCACCGCATAATTCCCTGCTGGTTGGTAGTTCCCACGTGGTTGGTACTTTCTGTCAACTTCATCTAACCACGCCAACACATGCCCATTGAATCTTGCGTTATCTGAATCTATTGACAAAAGACCACTGCCCTTGAGTTGAAATCGTCC